CACATTTTGTGTGTGTGCATTTTTAACCGAGAAGGATAGGTAACTCGGTCAAAAACAAATCAAATTTTATATGTAATCTAAATTTTGTGTTGTTATCTATATTTCTATAAATGATTTCATTTATATAGTATGTTGTAATATGCCAAATACCGCTGTTGCTTTGCATCTTGTCCAGGCAGGTAGAAGACTTGGTGACAAGATCCCTGTTGACGCCCAAAAGGCGGACGATTTCGAAAATATAGTAGGACTTGGAACTTAATACTTCATATACAATTTGAGAGATTTTATTAGTGGCTCTGCATCAAGTGCGTATTATCCAAGGTTGGATTACGTGTGTAGTGCATCCTTAAGTTACATGGTGTTTTTATTTGGTCTAAGAGATTAGGACTGAATACATCAAATGAGAGTAGTAACGATATGTGAAGCTGATTGGTGGACATTTACATTATTTAGTGTAACAAACCCAATTTCGCATAATTCATATATTAAGTGCTAGGCTGGTTAATTCAAATCGACAGCCCTGTACGCATCTCACAAATTCGAACCGAAACCCTCAAAACATCCAAAGTCTTATGCAGTACAATTATAGATCAAACGTTTTCAACATGCCTTCCCAGATCAATAACAAGTGCTCTCGTGTTGGTTGCGTTTTTTATCAAAATAAATATGGAATTCCTGTGGGAGTTCATGATTGTGGAATTCATGTTTGGACAACGCCTGGAGAAAGATATGCTAGGTTATTGAAAATTAAGAAACAAAATCTAGTTAAGGATACTAAATCAGAATTTCAAGGATCATGGGATTTCTTTGGACTTAACAAATTATCAGAAGGTATAGAAAAATCAACTGAAACTGTAGCAGGTGTTGTGAAAGAATCTAATAATATTTTTGATAAGTTTGTGGAGTCAGCAACTCCCTTGATGAAAACAGTGACTGAAACTGTCAAAAATTGGAATAATGGATTTTCCTCCAGTACCCTTATTGGTCTTTTTGCATTACTATACTCCTTGTGGCGAGTTAGGAAGGACAAATTAGCTTTTGTCTCCATTTTAATGTCACACGGTTTATTGAAGATTGGAACTTCTTTATATTCATTCTTTATTGATAAGATAGAACTATTATCAAAGTGTGTTAGTTTTCAGGATGGATTTGAAACATTGGAAGTTGCAAATCAAATAAAAAAATATTTTCCACTTTTCTCTACAGTGAGTTTGATTTTTTTAGCACCTTTTTTAACAACAAAGCAAGTTAACTTTTCAAACTATTTTGAAATGATGTCAACTATAGCAATTGAGAAAGCTGGGAATATTGGACGTGCAACTGCAGGGTTGGAGAGTTTCCATAGAATTATGGGAAACCTAATTGAACAATCTATGGATAGTATCCTAAAAACATGTTGTGGAATAGACAAGATTGATAGTGAAAGTGAATTCAACCTTTCAGTGAAGCAATTATTGACAGATCTAGAATCACTCCAAGATTACAAGATGCAGCATGAGGCTCTGTTGGATAATAAAATATTAGATAAAGTTCAGATGATAATGAGTCGCGCATATGATTTGTGTAAGACCTATGATCAATTGAAGAATACACCATCATGGGAAATTCTTCGGGTGATTATGGATCGTTCTAAACAATTACACGCAAAACTTGTGGATATCTGTGGTGTTAAAGATAAGCAGAGAACAGCACCTTTGGCAGTTTTGATTCAAGGTGAAACTGGAATAGGAAAATCATTTCTAACTGACTATATAGTGAAGTTGCTAGCAAAGTACCATAATAAGCTAGTAACAGATCAAAATATTGATGGTAAAATTTATGATTTGACAGACTTTGGTGATCTAAAATATTCATTTAATCCAATGAATGAATTCTATGATGGTTATAAACAACAATTTGCAGTTGTGATGGATGATTTTGGTCAGAGAAAAGATTCGGAATCAAGTCCGAATCCAGAGTATGCAGAAGTAATTCAGATAGTTAATGAAGCCCAGTATGTAGTTCATTCTGCACACTTAGCAGATAAAGGAAAAATCTATATGAGATCAAATTTTCTTCTTGCTTCAACCAACTGTCTAAAGCAAAATATAAAATCAATCACTTATCCAAGGGCGCTGTATCGTAGGTTTAAGATTATAGCTACCTTTAGGGTAAAACCAAACTATGCATTGCCTAATGGATCACTGAATGTTGCATCACTTCAAGGAAAAATTCTTACAGATCTATATGATATTGATATTTATGATGTCAATACTATAAATGATCCCAATAGAAGGCCCACTGTTCTTCAAACAGTGGATTTTAAACAGTATGTACAAATGCTTTGCCTACTTTATAAAGATGCATTTTCTCAGACAAAAAGTTACTCAAACTTTATGCAGAATGAAGAAAATTTTTCTCTTGATATAGATGAAAAGAAAACTAGAACTCTGTGTGTGTTTCAAAGTGATTTTGAGTCTGATACAAGTTCAGAAATAACGGAAACTGAGATAGATGATGAAGTAAGTGGAATCCTTGAAAAGGAAATGGAAATTAATAGCCTAGGAGAATTGGTGACCATCTTTGAGAGAGATGTTACAGATGATGTTAGTAGAATCTTGAAAACTGAGGAGAAACTTAGTTATATTTGGTTTAAGGAAAAATTTACTAGTTTTCACTTCTTTTCTGGATTTGCTTACATTTCCAATCCTATAGTAAACAATTGGAAAATTGTTGTGGGTGCAATACTTGCCTTGATTGGTGTGGCCACTATTTTCTTTAACTTTAAATCCAGTAGGAAATGCAAAGGTTGTGAAAATTATCGAAGTACACAAAATAAGGTGGTAGTTTATTTCTCCCACGTCAAACAGATGAAGATTATAAACTGTGAAAAGTGCAAGAGGGTTAGTCAGATAAGTGATGAGACACCTTTTAGAGATATCTTAGATAAGGTAGAAAAAGCACGGAATGCTGATTTTGAGTTTATTCAAGATGAAGTAGCCTATGGCAATGTTGATAAGTATATTAAGAATACTTTGAATATAACCTTGCGGTCCTCTCCAGACATAGTAAGAGGAGCTATAGTTATGTTGAAAGGAAGAATTGGATTAACCAATGCACATAGTATTGAGGGTTTGAAAAAGAATATTGAATTCGGAATTAATGCCCTACATGGTGATACTCAATATTTTAAGATTGAGGATTGCAAATTTATCCTGGCACCAAGTAAAGAGGATACTTTCAATGATTATGGCTTAATAATTTTCCCATCAAGTATGAGGTCATATGCAGATATAATGAATCATTTGTGTAAGAAGAATGATTTAGTGCATTTTAAGCAAACCCAATCATATTTGGTGAGACATAATAAAGGAATTAGAATGATCGAAAGTGGCATGTGTAAAGCTACAGATGTGCCCCTTGAAACAGGGAATGAAAGGAAAATAATTAGAGATAGATATGAATACAGAATTCCTACAGCTAAGGGACATTGTGGTAATTTGCTAATTGCCGAAAATTCAAAATTGCCCAATAAGATCTTGGGGATTCATGCTCTTGGTGATGCTAATGGTGACAATGCTGCAGTATGTATAACTGAGGAACGGATATTGGACTTACTACAGAATGTTGGTAAGGAATTCCAGATTTATTTACCAGAGTTACCTTCTGTTACTGTGGATGAAACTGAACTAATGCATAATGGAGTTAGGATACAAAATGTTCATAATATTGGAACTCTGATGGATCATATCAATATGCCTACCAAGACTAAATTGTCTAAATCCCCCTTGTATAATAAGATAGAAGGCGCCAAGCCCATGTGTGCTCCTGCAGTTTTGTTTGACCCTCTAGATGATCCTTTAACAAAGGGATTGAGTAAGGTAGCAAATATTACTGAACCTATAGATATGGAACTATTGTTAAAGTGCTCTGATCATTTCTTTAATGGAGAATTTATCAGGGACAATGCCCAAGCACGAATATTGTCATATGAGGAAGGTATTGTGGGCAATAAGGATATGGGAGTGGTGCCCTTATCCCGTTCTACATCACCAGGTTACCCTTATACACATCAAAAGAAGACCAAATTAGCTGGAAAGAAAGAGTGGTTTGGAGAGACTGACTACGTTATTAATACTGAAGTAAAAGTAACAGTAGAAGAACGCATTGCAAAAGCCAGATTAGGGCAGCGTAGCGAGACTCTGTGGATAGACACTCTAAAGGATGAAAGACGACCTATAGAAAAGGTTCAGGCTAATAAGACTCGAGTATTTTCAGTTGGTCCACAGGATTATATTATCTCTGTGCGAATGCTATTTGGTGCTTTTGTGGGTCATGTGATGAAAAACAGGATAAAGAATGAGGTGTGTGTTGGTGTAAATTGCTATTCAAATGAATGGACTCATCTGGCGCATAGACTCAGAGAAGTTGGTACTAAATATATAGCTGGTGATTTCTCTAACTTTGACGGTAGTCTTTTGTTGGAAATATTGCGGGCTATATGTGATGGTATAAACAAGTGGTATGATGATGATGAGCAATTGACTAGAACAGTTTTGTTCGAGGAAATTTGTAATGGTGTTCATGTGTGTAGAGATCATGTTTACTCATGGACCCATTCACAACCTAGCGGTAATCCTATGACAGTAATAATTAACTCCATATTTAACTCTATTGTTATGAGGATGGCTTTTGTCAAGTTGGGTGGTTCCCTTCTGGAATATGACAAGCATGTAAGGATGGCTAATTATGGTGACGATAATCTGTTTTGTGTTTCTGATGAGATGATTAATCAGTTTAATCAGCTCACCATAACTCAAGCATTGTCTGAAATAGGTCTGGCATATACTGATGAGGGAAAGACAGGAAATATTGTACCCTATAGAGATCTTTCTGAAGTTGCATTTTTAAAAAGGAACTTCCGGAGGATCTCAGGTGGTATTTATAGAAGTCCATTATCACTTGCCACTATAACAGAAATGTGTCAATGGCTACGAAGTTCAGCTGACCCAATTGGAGATTGTATAGTAAATGTGGAGCAAGCACTATTTGAATTGTCATTGCATGACGATTTGACATGGAATATTTGGTATCCACGTATAGTGAAAGCTTGCAGGGAAAATGGAATTAGTATCAATACCTATGCACAGTTGGATGTATATAATGATCGCATCCAACAGTATGTTGATGTTGATGCTGAATTTCAAGGTAATTTCAAAGAACTACATACTAAAGATTTGACAGGAGAAGAGCAAGTACTTCAAATCAGTCGCAATGTAGCCACTCAAGTGAGTGAGGTTGCTTGTTTAAGTGGACGAACCTCGTTGGCAGCCCCAATCAAATCGTCTTGTTCACCTGGTAGAAATATTGCAGTATTCCCTATCAGCTCAAAGTCTGCAAACAAACAAATTGAAATTAAACGGAAATTTAAACCTTTGACCGAAGGAACAAAGGTTAAACAATATTATAATGACGTGACTAAGGAATGTACTATTTTAGTACATAAAGATGGAAAAAGAGTTTTCAGAAAGACAAAGATTCTACAGAATCATGAGAATAAGCATATTATGTTTAAGGATATGTATCAGAGATATGTTAAGAAAGAGGAAAATGCTAAGTTTGGACGCATCCCTAAGAGAAATCAAAGAGATGCTAAGAATTGGCTGGCAGGGACTATCTCAGGTGATGATAAGACAAAGAAAGTTGTACAGCGAGTGATTTTGGAATCCAACTTTGCAATTTCCACTGACTTTGTGAAGTCATGTGTAACAAGCTATTTGCAAATGAATCTTCCCCCAATTGTTAATAGTACCTGGAGGAGTGTGTTAGCTGGTTATGTGATAGCTAACTTGCCAGATGTTGTTGTTATTGCAGGAATTGAAATGACAAAGAATGATGTACTAGCTCTGATGCAACAAGGGAAGATGGAGCCATGGGATGCAATGTTACTGCCCTATACTACTAGTCGAGTTCAACTTATACTGCAGTATATATTTTATATAGGTACTGCCATTGTTGAAGAGAGTATTATTAGTACAGATAGGAAGTTGCTTTATGGTGTATATGAACTTATAACTAGGATGAAGCAAGATAGCTCCCGCGTGAAGGATTACCTTCCTGCTTTTATAATGCATGTTATAACAGCAGGATTTGGTGGTTATGGTGTGGGTGCTAGAATTTTGTTTCATGCATGTTTTAATGCATATACAGTCTTTGCAAGAAATTGGATGTGTGGAACATTGGAGAATGAGCAACCAGATAATGCTTCTATAATGGCAACAGAGAAAGGAAGTGTTTCACAGACAGAAGGAGATTCTGACATGACGCAACTAGTGCAAGATCAGGATAAGATAGAGGATAATAGTATCCAGAAATCGTCTTTAACCACAGCTAAGAATGATTTAGCCCAGACTCTGCAGAGAAAAATTCTAGTCTCCAAATTTGCTTTAAATCAGACAGATACTGTATTGATGCCAAAGTATAATAAAGTATTTCCAGCTGAGATTTTCAATAAGTCCCAATTTATGGTAGCGCGGTTGCAGAATTATCGCTACATTCGTGGGAGTATGAAATTTACCTTGATGATCAATGCAACAAAGTTCGATATTGGCCAATTATATATGCTGTGGATTCCTAATGCCAATACAGATAATAGTGGAACTTTTGATAATTACCATTGGCGTAGTCTTAGAGGTGTTACAGCTGGCATTGGTGTACCACTGAAAGTGGGACCAGGAGCTGTAGGAGAACTCACAGTACCATATCTGATGCCATATAAAGGTTTTGATTTGCACCCACATGAGTATAGTTGTGGTGTGCTTAAGGTGTTTGTTTTGAACCCATTGAAAAGTGGTTCAGAAAATCCAATTCAGTGCACTCTTTACGCCCAATTTTGTGAAGATGTGCAGGTTGAGGTTGCAATGCCCCTTCAGGATGCTGCTAGACACCAGATTGGAATGCTTTCTGATTATAGCGT